TAAATTTCTAGCAATCGCTAAAGAAATTATCAAGAAGAATCCAAAGTACACACCAGTTTTCTATGGTGATGATGAAAGATTGTATTTAGCGTGTGGTAATCATGCTGCAGTATATGATTTTCAAAGCAATTTGCTTTTAGATGATGAATTAAGAGAATTTGGAAAAATTCCTTATGAATTGTCTGAATTGCCTAATGGTGATTTGATGCTTACAAAAGCCGACCACTTCAATTGTCAAGAATCGTATCTAATTGCAGTTAAGAATTTTTTCAAAAAAGCAGGATATATGTCAAAGAAAATCATGCAAGTTGCGAAAGAGGATTCTTTTAGGGTTCCAAGAATAGTAGAAACTACAGGTCGTTGGATTTCAGAAGATGACAATAAAATTTTAGCAAAAATCGGATATCCAAATATTTACATGTTAGAAAATATCAGAGTAAATGAATTTAGAGCGCTTGCTGAGGGGTGGAATCCACGCTATTTAGCTGCACATGATGATGTTGAACTTAATGGTGGCCAAACCACTATCTCAATGACGGTTTATTTCAATATCAAAGAGGACCCTAGAGAAAATGCTCATGATCAACAATCAATGGATTTTGATGCGGTTGATACAGTCGATAGAGATTCAGAGAAATTTGAAAGTCTTGAAACAACAGAAAGCTATGGAGAGATTGAAAACGTTGAAAATATCGAAGATATTGAAGAAATTGAAGATGAAGTGGTAGAAGATGATTACCAAGAAGAGGAACGATTGGATGCACTTCTTGAAGATGCTGTTGTTCCAGAGGAATTGGAAGATGATTTCGACCCAATGCTTGCTTGATTTAGGTATCAAAAATAATTACAAGAAATTTTGGTTTACCGTTCCAGGAGCAATCGTTGGAAAAGGTCGGCCAAGGTTTACTACTCAAGGAAAATTCGTAAGAGTGTACACACCTAAAAAAACAAGGGATTACGAACAAAAAATAGCAATGTGCTATCGAAAAACTACAAGTTATCAAAGTGATAAAGCTCTAAGAGTGAAGATATTTGCATATAGAGGAATACCGAAATCAACCACCAAAAAATTAAGAGGTTGGCTATTAGATAAAACGTTTCTATGTACCGTTAAACCGGATATCGATAACATCATAAAAGTAGTTTTGGATGCACTCAATAATGTGGCATATTACGACGATATCCAAGTGTGTGAACTGGTTATCATTCGTGAATTTGCTGAAAATGAATGTTTAAAAATATGTCTAGAAGAAATTGGCGAAAGAAGGCCAAAATAGGAGGATAGAATTATGGGATTGTTTGATTTAGTTAGAGAAGAGGAAGCAAAGAAAAAAGCTGAAGAATCAGCCAAAGAAGATGCAGTTGTTGAAGAAGATAAAAAAGAAGCTGATCAACAACCTGTTCCATCTGTAGAAACTGAAAAACAAGCGACTGAAGAAGTAAAACAAGCAACAGTTCAAGCAACTGAAATTGAAACTGCAGAAAAGCCAAAAAAAGAAGAAAAACCTGCAGGTAAAAAAGCACCTAAGAAAACTGAAAAAACTTACAAGTATCCATTTGGAGTCTACTCTGAAGGAAGATTGATTGATATTTCTTCTTATGGGTTTGTAGATGGCCAAGATTATACAGAAAAGGAAATCACGGACATCATGTTACAACACCGTCATTATGAGTTTGCAGGAACAATGGAATACAGCTATATCGAGGATGACAACGTTCTTGTTGTAACTGGAAAACAACATAGAAAAGGCTAGGTGTTCGATATGGCTTATACAAGATATAAATTCTATGTGATTGGAGTTGGTGGGACTGGTTCTCTTCTAGCAAGAGACCTTCCAAAACTTCTTTTAGGAACGTCACATAAAATGATGCTAATAGACGGCGATACAGTCGAATCTAAAAACATTGAACGTCAAGGATACCAAGCTCAAGACGTTGGTGATAATAAGGCTTTGGCATTATCGAGAAAAATCAATTCTCTTTATCCAATAGAGTGTGAATTCGATGATAAATATTGCACTTATGAAAGTTTATTTGCTCTTATCCAAGACGATAAGGGATATGTTCCTGTAATTATAGGATGTGTCGATAATGATGCTACAAGAATGATTTTAGAAAAGGTATTTAAAAAGCTTGATGATGTTATTTATATCGACTCAGCAAATAGTGAATATGAAGGAAATATCTATATCACAACTAAAAAAGACGGTATTCAACAAAGCAATTTGAGAAGCCAATGTTACAAATTTGATTTGGATAAACATCCGCTTGATGTTTCTTGTCAAGAACAGGCCGCCAAAGGAAATGTTCAGTTTCTAGTAACCAATGCAAAAATGGCTGTATCGATATTGGAACATTGTAATGCTTTAATTATTTATCAGTTAAAAGAAGGTGTTCAACTTGTCAACAGATTTGAGACAGTTTTTTACGACTGATCATGTTCCAGATAAATTAGAACCTAACACCTATGAAAAGTTTTTCATCAACGCTTTAAGCTATACATCACCAAAAGCCATTGATGATTTAACGATTGCTTTTGAAGAAGATGAATCTGATGATTTGATACAAAACTTTCAAGAAATTGACTTATTAGATGAACATGTTTTTCCAGATATTATCGATTATGAATTTGAAGAAGTTATATTAAGTCCGTTTTTTGATAGAAATGAGTTCGTAGTTGATGGGTTCGAAACATTGATTGAAGGATTATATGATGAACAAAACGAAAAGTTCATAAATGTGGAATTTATTATTCCACAATTAAAAAGTGTTTTTAAAGAAACATATACAGAAGCCAAAGGGTGGTGTGAGTACTCGGATGAAACATTATCTGAACCTAAGATTGATTATTATTGCTTAGGCACTACTGAAATACAGTTTCTGTACATCAAATTCAAAAATAAGGGAAAAGCTAGAAAATTCAGAAAACTTTATAAAAAGAGCTATCAAATAAGAGCTATGCTATATGGTTTTGGATATCGATTTATAAATGGTCAATTTGTTAAAGAAAACGTAAGAAACATTGAAATTGAAGGATGGGAGTATCCTGATTTGAATTTTGGAGTGGCAAATGAAGCTATAGAAATCATGGCCAATATTTCAAAAAAAGAAAGATACAATACAGAATTGTTGCAAATAATAGTCGAAAGAAAAGTAGATGATTGTGATTATAAATTTACTTCAAATGCTTTGATTTCAGCTCTTTCAAACACATTAAAGACAAAAAATGAGGTGATCATGTAATGAGAGAAGTAATCATTCGTTTAAACAATAAAAAAGATGATGCTGAATTATGTATCAAACAAAACGAGAAGATTACATTCAAAATGCTTTCAAAAGAAGAACTGGTAAAACTTTTTAATGAATTCTTTATCAAAGATCAGCATGAGAAAGCGAACATAAAATTGTTTTCTGAAAACACGATAGGTGCTGGTATTGATTATACCGTTATAAAGCAACCTGAGCATATGCAATATGTCACCTATAATAATCGCTCATACAAAATCAATTTTCCCAATGCAATTTACATCGTTCGATATGACAACAAAACCGTAAAAGGTATCCAATGTTATTGCTATAAGAAATACAAAGGTCCTGAAACTGAGTTATATGAATATGCAATGCCAAATATGTTGACAGGAAATGCAATGTGCATGGGTAGTGCCGATAAAAGGATTGTTGATGGTGATATTGAAGCTGCTTTGAATAAAATTATCGCTACACCTTACTCACATGGTAATTTTGATGGTATAAAAGGATTTTCAACAACAGTCAGCTATTTTGAATATTTAGAAGAAAATCCATTTCCGTACAAACTTTTAAGAAAATTGAACAGGAAATTAAGAGATGTCAAAGTGTGATGAATTAAGAAAATTACTTTTGGAATGGGGCGAAGACAGTTATTTGCCCCTCAAGAAAAAAATTGCGTATCTGGAAAATGAGAATTATCGTTTGAGAATGCAAAATCAAAGAATTCAAGAAAGGAATAAAAGACTTTCAATGATTGTTAAGAAAAGAAGAGAGGAAGCAAACTGATGAAAATAGATAGAGGAATTGTTCAATGTGATAGATGTAAAAGAGTTTTTAAAACCAAAGAAGTCACTAATTATAAAATTTCATATCAAGCGTATGGATTAAAAAATAATGGTGGCATAGGACTTGTAACAAAGAAAGCAGAAATCTGTTCTGATTGTAACTGGGATTTTGAAAATTTCATGTGTAATAAGCCAGTGGCAGGACGTGATACAAATGACAGGTGAAGAATGGTCAAAACTTTGTAAAGAGCGTGGTGTTGTTGTCCTCGATGCAAATTACAAAGATATGACACAAGATGATGCTTTAAAGTATTTTGATTTATTAAAAACTGCAATGGATCATGCTTTTGCTAGAAAATATGATTTGGAAACCGGCCAATATGAAGATTATGCATTGCCTGATGGAGCTACATATTACGAGGATGATATGAACAAGAAAATTGCTTGTTGCGAATGTGGGAAAGAAATCACATATGGAGCTTCTTATACATCAAGAATTATTTTGGATAAATACGGTTTCGGATATGCAGTTTGCAAGGAATGTTATTTTAAAAATGATTTGAAAGATATCGTTAAGAAAGGTTAAGAGTATAAGAATATGGGAATTAAAGAACAAGTTTTTAAACAATCCATTGAAATTTATGGAAAAGAAGCACAATCAAGACAAGCTATGGAAGAATGCGCTGAACTCATTCAAGCAATCAATAAGTGCTTACGCTATCCAAACAAAGAAGAATGCAAGAACAATTTAATTGAAGAAATATGTGACGTAGAAATCATGCTGTTTCAATTAAAAGAAATGTTCGGCATTACAAATGAAGCGGTTGAAAGTTATAAACTTTTAAAAGCTAAAAGAGAAAAAGAAAGGTTAAAAGATTATGAAAAAAAATAGAATTGAAGAAAACCAAGTGAAAACAGTAGGAGTATTTTTAGCACGTATGCAACCAGTACATAAAGCACATTTATTCATGGTTACAAAGGCTTGTGAAGAATGTGACGAAGTATGCGTTATTTTAGGAAGTGAAAACAAAAAGGATACATTAAGGAATCCTTTTACAATTGAAAAACGTAGAGAAATGTTATTAGAGTCTTTACCTGAAGAATACAGAAACAAGATTTCAGTTTATGAAATCCCTGATTGGTCAATGGAAACAAAAACAGAAGATGATAAAGTTTGGGGTAGATACTTCTATTACAACGTCGTTTCAAGAATAGGTCAAAAACATTTCAAACTTTATTATTCTGATGGCATTGATAATCTAAACAGTTGGTTTGATAGCGAAGTTAATCCATATATCGAATATAGATTATTTGAAAGATCTAGTTTATTTGCAGGATTATCTGCAACAAAAATTAGACAAGCGTTTGTTGACAACAACAAAGAGTATATCGAAAAATTTTGTCCTAAAGTTGTTATGGATAACTTTGATTATTTAAAAAATTACTATTTGGGTGTAGTTGATAAACCTAAAGAAGATTGGGAGATGGAATAATGACAGCACAAGAAATGTTTGAATCAATGGGATTTAAAAAAGATAAATTTGATTATTTTGGACTAGATAGGCTTGTTTACAAAAAGCCGATCGTGGACGAAGGAGACTACTTATGTACATTTGTTGTTTTGTTTGATAAAGAAGAAAAAATAACATCTGTATATTGTGATGAGTATTCTGAAGATTATGAGTACGGTTATGATGCAACATCTGCAATTGATATGGAACTTTTAAAAGCAATCAACCAACAAGTTAAAGAATTGGGGTGGTTAGATGACTAAATCAAGAGCTCAATTAAGGGGAAAGCCCCTAGATAAAGATTGTTACAAAGCAAGGATATCAACTCACGAATATGGTCCAAATGATAATAGAAAATTTTGTTATGGTTTGATGGATTTAAGAACGGATGATCTATGTAAAGAATGTCAATCATGCAACGCAAATGTTATGAACGCTCAAGAACCTATACTTGATACGAAACAATTAAGTAAAGTAATAATGGATTCAATTGAAGAGACTATACCTAAAGGACCTTTATTAGCGTTTGAAAATAGTATATCTACAGTAAATGGTACAACTATTACAAGAACAATATTAACATGCCCTTCTTGTAAATCGCCATTAGTAAAAAGACAAAAATATTGTCATTTATGCGGACAAGCGATTGATTGGAGAGTTGAAGATGAAAAACTTTGAAAAATATGAAAAAGAGATTAAAGAGATAGTGAATCAAAATAAGCCTATTGCGGTTGTAAATAATAAACCATGTGTTTGTGAAGGTAAGTGTACTGGATGCAAATTTGATAAAAGTAAAGGCGATATGAGAGGTTGCATAGTAAAAGCTTTTGAATGGCTCTATGAAGAATATAAAGAACCTATCAAGCTATCTCGTTTAGAATTTGAATTGTTGAAATGTCTTAAAGGTGAAAAACTTGAAATACAAAGAAAGTACCTTGAAGAAGGTAACAAAGAAAAGAATTTATTGAAGTAGTTCAGGAGGGCAAGGAATGAAATATACAGATGAAGAAAAGAAGATCATTGATGAAGTTAAAAAATATCTTAGAGAATTACGCCTAATAAATATTGAAAAATTCTCTTTAACATTTGAAATTGAGGACATTCCAAGCCCTCAATCAATTAAATACAGTGATGAAGCTCCTGGAGGCTTTTCAAAATCAAAAGGAGAACAAATTACTTCTAATATGTTGCGCAGGGAACTTCTAACAAAGCGTCTAGAGCTCTTTAATAAGGAACTCGATAAATTTATGCCGTTAGTATATTTACTCAATGCAGGACATAGAAACATCATTAGAACGTACGTATGTTCAAGAGGGTACAATGAAATGATTGACACATTAGAAGAATCGTTTTGTATCAGCAAATCAACTTACAAAAGAGAGTTTCCAAAAGCGTGTTTAGAATTATCCAAATATCTTGACATGGAACA